GGGGACAATATGCTTTGATACCACTTTATATAAATACAAATTATCTTTTTTGCATAAGGGGGATAAAACGAAACGTATAAAAGTGGAGTGAGATATAAATCGGGGAAAGCGTTGATTTACAAAGGGTTTGGGGATAATGAACAAAATGAGAGGGAAAAACGAAACGTTACATTCGCTTTACATTTGCTTTACGTTTGGGTTCGATTTGAACGGTGTTTGAAGAGTATTGCTTTACATCGGGGCGGGGAATGTTATGTTTTAGGTTGTTCTGACGGCTGTGTGGGGCATTTCGTTGGCTTCTGGGCGCGTATGGCTGCTCATGTGGGTGTTTCATCGGTTGAGCATGGAAATGGGCGCTGGTGGGGCTTAAAACGGCTTGTTTGGTTGGTGATTGAATGAGAAGAGGTGTGGCTGCGGTCATGCCTCTTATTTTGCTTGTTTCTTGCTTTTTATGCTTGTAAATTCTTCCAAATAGTTATTATTTGGTATATTTGCAAGCGAAAACGAACATTTTAAGAAACAGAAAGGAACGGTTATGACAAAGGTTATACACGTGCATTTGATACATGGGCGGAAGAACTACTACTTCGGCTCAATATCGGCGATTTATACGGTTTTGGCAGAGGATGAGGTGGGTATAAAGAAAAGCTCGCTGCTACACGCCGGACTGGCTGACGGAGGTGTTATACTCAATAAAAAGGCTATGATCCGGCAGGGAGAGCTGATACGAGGCACCAGAGAGGATAAAAGCGAGAAATAAGGATGGCTTAAACGGCTAAAACGCTGATATAACGGCATTTGAACGGCTTGAACACTGATTTGAACAGTGGTCAAGCCGTTTTTGTGTTTTGGAGGCTATTGAGATTGGTGAAAATGGGCGTTTTTCGGGGTTGGGTGTGCAGTTGGGTGTGCGTTTGGGTGTGCATGGAAAAACGAAATGTTCAGAGAGGGTGTGCATTTGGGTATTCACTTTTAACATGGAAAACAAGTGATTGACCCCTATATAACTCCGAATAAATTGTGATTGATGTCATTTTCGGGCGTTTAGGGGGTGGGGATAATCCCACGTTTTGACATGTTATAAACCTTTGCGGAATGTTGGGAACGCCCTGTTTATCGGGGTTTTAGCTGCTTTGCTACCCTATTATACCTATGTATGTGCGTGCGCGACACGGTTTGCGGTGTGTTGCGTGTGCGTGTTGCGTGTGACGTGAGTATCAGACGAGGCGAACGAGTCCAACGATGGTGCTCAGGCTGCGTATGTCGTCGCGTGGGAGGAGGAAAGGGTGATGGACGCTGCTGTTTTCCGACACACAGAGAATGCTGTCCGCATGATCTACGCTTTCCTGCACGCGTTTGACGAGTACCCCCTGGCTCGTTTCGAGGACATAGACGGTACCCCATTGGAAGAAGCGGATGTCTGTGATTTTGCGACAAGCGAGGAGGTCGCCACTATAATAGAGCGGCACCATGGAGTCGCCAGACACCCGGATAAGGAAGTTTGCTCCTTTGTTCTCGAACTCTGGTATGACATAGCGCTCGCAGTCCTCCAGACGCACACCACCGCCACTTTCTGCAGGAAAACCAGCTACTGCATCAAGCGGTATGAGGGGGATGCCCTCGCTGCTGCCATGGGGAGCATGGCGGGCTATCTCAACAGTGTGCTTAGAAGTCGGCGCATTATTATTTTCTGTTTCCTGAAGCATTGCTCCCTCACCAGTGAGCAGCCATGAGGAATCAACATGTCTACACTTTGCGTATATAAGTTCGGCATCAAACGTATTACGAGCAATCCATGCACTTATTGTTTGGGCAGATACGCCCAAAAGCTTTGCAAATTGTGCTTTATTGCCTTTTGTATAATGCCTTATCAGCCCCTCTAACATCTTTGTTTTATCCATAATCTGTATATAAATCTACACTTTGTAGGTAAGAATATCCCCAAAAGTTTTGTTAGTATCTACATTTTGTTTATCTTTGCAGCGTGTTTAAGATTAAACGCGCGGTCAAAGATAGTGAAAAAGGCCGAGAATTACAAATTTTAGCAATTAAAATAAGGAGTATGTTTATATTGAATTTATTACAAAATGGTCACGACTGGGAAAAAATGAACCAAGTTGGAAAGAAAAACCGTAGGGGAATCTACGATGAATTTAGGTGTAAGCACTGTGGGCTTAAAGGCAAAAGTTATACTCTCGGTTTGTTGGAGATAGCTGAGCGCGACAGAAAGAAGGCGGCTATGTGTAAAGGGGCTCGAAAGTTTGCTAAAAGTTATGTAAAGGTGATTCGATGCGATGCTTGTGGTAAAGCTTTCGGGAATCTGACCCCTGGTAGTATTCACAAGGTTGTTTCACCCCCAAATGGTGAAAAGAATAGCCGTGGTGAATGGGTCATGGGTGTAGGAGAACCGGTATTGTTATTGTTCGGCGAATTTAGCTATACGGATGAGATAAACGAGGTGAAATGATTGCAGGATAACAAATGGAAGCCCCAGAGGCTGCACTGGATAGTCAGCCGCCGCACTGGATAGTCGGCATGGGGCGAGCCTCGGATGACGGTGGGAAAGACCGCAGGAGTGGCACGGATGCAGCGAGCCGGAAATTTGGAATAAGCGAAAGCGAAGCGCGTAGGACAGCTGGCATGGGGTTCGACTCCCCACACTCCACGAACAAGAGTAATAACGAACTTAAAAACAGACGACAATGAAAAGAGTGATAACAGTGACCCGCTCCCAGCGGGAGTTTTTGGCAAAGGCCTTCGGTGTGACGAAGGAGATGGTGAGCTACGCATTGAATTTTCACCCGGTGAAGGGTCAGAGCGACCTGGCAAAGAAGATACGCAGCCTTGCCGTTCAGCGTGGCGGTTTTGAGCTTGTTACGGCTCCTACGAGCGAGGTGGTGCATGACGCAGACAACATGATGCGCCAGCACTTCGAGAACGGCTGGATGTGGGAAGGCGACAAGAACACGGGCGTACTGGAGTTGAAGGACGAGAAAGGCGACGTGGTGGAACGCATCGAGAACGCCGGGATTACAGACATCAAGACCGTGCAGGAGAAGGTGGAAGCCATGTGCTGCGCCACTATGTAAGGAGAGAACCGCAAGAAGGAAAACAAAGACAAAAGGAAATGGAGTACTACAACAAGATATTGTGCGTGACGTTTGCCGAGCTGACGGGCGGCAGAGACCCCGTGATGAAGGCGAACACGCTGAAATGCAACGTGCAACGCAGCAACATAGCGTGTGCACGTCGTGGCGGCGGCGAGGGGACTCAGGCACTGTATGTGTGGAGCAGTATTCCGGAGAAGTACAGACGGCGGTTTGTGGCGACATACGGCGACCCAGAAGAAAAGATGCGAGAGGCTATGACAAAGGCAAGCATAAAGATAGATGCGAAGGCGCGTGAGTATTACGAAGCCTACACCTATACGGACAAGGACGGTGAGGAGCGCCACCTGACGGAGAAGATGATAGAGGAATACACCATCAACGCCTCGGTGCTTGGCGAGCTGGAGAAGATGGCGGCAAGACGCCAGGCAATCCGCAGCAGCTTGAACGCTCCGATGTCGGGTGCGTGGGACTTGATACTTGACAGTTCGGAACGTATGCGCGAGAGCTATGGCCACACGCTCCCGGGCACATTGGCGCGACTGAAGACGCGACTGAAGGCTTGGAAGGCCGATGGCTACCAGAGCGTGGTGAGCGGCAAGCTGGGCAACTCTTCGGCACTGAAGATAACCGGTGACTTTCTGAAACTGATTGTGGCTTTGAAGCGCAGCAAGGTGCCTGTGTACACCGACGTGCAGCTGTTTGAGAAGGCAAACGAGATAGCCGAGGAAAGAGGCTGGAAGCCGATAAGAAGCCTAAGCGGTATGAAGAAATGGCTGAACAGCCCGTCGGTTGAGCCTTTATGGTATGACGCCGTATATGGCGAGCAGGCAGCCCGTCAGCGTTACGGCAGAAAGCACAAGACGGCACTTCCGACACGCAGGGACACGCTATGGTATGGTGACGGCACGAAGCTGAACCTTTACTATAGGGACGAGCAGGGCAAGGTGCGGACGACCCAGGTGTATGAAGTGATCGACGCAATGAGCGAGGTGCTTCTGGGCTACTGCATCAGCGACACAGAGGACTATGAGGCCCAATACCACGCCTACCGCATGGCAATCCAGAAGAGCGGACACAAGCCTTATGAGATTGTTTATGACAACCAGGGCGGCCACAAGAAGCTGGACTCGGACGGCTTTATCGGGAAGATTTGCCGCGTACACAGACCGACACAGCCCTACAATGGTGAGTCGAAGACGATAGAGAGCGTGTTCGGACGGTTTCAGGCTCAGGTGCTGCACAAGGACTGGCGCTTCACGGGTCAGAACGTGACGGCGAAGAAGGCGTCGAGCCGCCCGAACGTTGAGTTTATCGAAGCCAACAAGGACAGTCTGTACACTCTGGAAGAGCTGAAAGATGCCTATGCCGCAGCCCGTAAGGAATGGAACGAGGGTGTGCACCCTGCCACCGGCGAGCGTAGGATAGACATGTATGAGAAGAGCGTGAACGAGGAGACCCAGGAAGTGACGCTTCACGACATGGTGGACATGTTCTGGGTGTTCACGAAACGCATGGCGACGTTCACGGACCAGGGACTGCAGGTGACGATCAAAGGCGAGAAACGGCAGTACGAAGTGTGCTCTTCGCCCGGCGTCCCCGACCACGAGTGGCGAAGGAAACACACCTACGAGCGTTTCATCGTGGCTTACGACCCTTACGACTTTGCGAGCATCAGACTCTATACAAAAGGTACAGACGGCTCGCTGCGTTTTGAGCGGACGGCAGAACCCTACATACTGATACACCGCGCCCTGCAAGACCAGCAGGGAACGGACGATGCGAAGTTTATCCGTCAGGAGCAGGAAGCCAACCTTCAAGACCGCATAGAGCGGACGGTGGCCGGCCGGGCGATAGCCGCCGAGCATGGTACGGACGCAGAGCAGCAGGGTCTGCATTCGCCGAAGCTGAAGGGCGCGAACGCTGCGGTGCAGCGGCAGATAGAGCACCGAATGGAGCGTTACTCACAGCCGCCTGAGCAGTATCAGCTCGGAAGACACACAAAATCGCTGAGCCTTGATGACTGGCTGGACGTGATGGAGGGTGGTGATGATGGCGACATGCCGAGAATACCGCTTGCGATGGAGAAGAAGATAGCGTCGAAACTATAAGAACGAAAATAAAAACCAAACGATATGAACGAGAAACAGAAAGAACAGATACGCGAGGCCCTGCGCCTCTATGTGATGAAATATCCGAGCCAAAACAAGGCAGCAGCCAGTCTGGACGGCACGAGTGCTGGAACGGTAAGCTCGGTGCTGAGCGGCAAGTGGGAGAACATCAGCGACGAGATGTGGCGAAAGATAGCCTCGCAGGTTGGAACCGCCACCCCTGGTGCATGGCAGATGGTAGAGACCACGGCGGCAAAGGAGATGGCCTATGCGATGACTGATGCCCAGGAGTGGAAGAACGTTACCTGGGTGGTGGGCGAAGCCGGATGCGGCAAGACCACGGCAGCGCGGCTTTACGAGCGTGAGCACAGCGGAGCCTACTATATTCTGTGCTCGGAAGACATGAAGCGTAGCGACTTTATCCGCGACATTGCGAAGAAGATAGGCCTGAGGACTGACGGCATGACGATAAGAGACATGCTTGACGCGATCATCGGTGCGCTGATACAGACGGAGAGCCCGTTGCTGCTGTTTGACGAAGCCGACAAGCTGACGGAACGAGTGTTTCACTACTTTATAGACTTGTATAACCGACTTGAGGACAAATGTGGCATCGTGTTTTTCTCGACGTCGTATATCAAGCGCAGGATGAAGATGGGGCTGAGATATGACAAAAAAGGCTATAACGAGATACACTCCAGGATAGGACGCAAGTTCTTCGAGCTGGAGCAGACAAGTCCGAACGACGTTTATGCGATCTGCGTGGCGAACGGGCTGACCGACCGCAAGAAGATAGCGGAGGTGGTGAAGGACGCTGAGCAGTATGACTTCGACCTTCGCAGGGTGAAGAAAGGTGTACACAGAGTGAAGCAGATGGACGCTTGAACGGTGTTCAAATAACATTCAAACGATATGAAAAGAGCGATAAGCGTGAGCGAGCTGCTTTCGATGAAGAAGCAGACCTACAAGCTGAGCGAGGAGTGGCGCGAGGCTTTCGGCGAGCCTGAGCGTAACGGCGTATGGTTCGTGTGGGGTCGAAGCGGAAGCGGCAAGACGAGTTTTGTGCTGAAGCTGTGCAAGGAGCTATGCCGATTCGGTAGAGTGGCTTACGACAGCCTTGAGGAAGGTTCGAGCCTGACGATGAAGAATGCCTTTATACGAGCTGGGATGCAGGACGTGGCCCGCCGAATGGTGTTGCTGGATGCCGAGAGCATGGAGGACCTTGACAATCGGCTGTCGAAAAGGAAAAGCCCCGACACGGTTGTGATAGACTCCTACCAGTATACAGGCATGAGCTTTGAGGACTATCTGGCTTTCAAGTCCCGGCATCCCAACAAACTGCTCGTCATCATCAGCCAGGCCGAGGGCACACGCCCGAAGGGTCGTACAGCGGTGAGCGTGATGTTTGACGCCTCGCTGAAGATATGGGTGGAGGGATATAGAGCCATATCAAAAGGGCGATATTTCGGTGACAAGGGCTACTACACCATCTGGGCGGAGCGAGCCGAAGAATATTGGACCAATAACGACAATAAGCAATGAGTAAGGACATGAACGACTACCGGCAGGGAGAAACGATCTACATCCTGCTGAAGAAGATCCAGGCGGAGAGCGTGATGGACGAATGGCTGGATGGTAACTGGCAATGTGACCTAACGGTACACCGCAGCCAGAAGAACAAAGGTTGTGTGGTGCTGGAAACTACCGACCTGATGTTTGCGGCACGTATCATCCAGTGGCACACTTATGAGAAAGTAACATATAAACGCGAGAAACAATGAGCAGTAAGCATCGAATGATATGGCTGACGCCACCAGTTTACGGCAGCAAGGAAGAACGGATTGAGAGCCGTGGATATACTTGCGAATACTGTCATGGTCAGGGCGGTTTTTTAGGCGACCGGAGCAGCCCGAACGACAGCGAATGGAAAATCTGTCCTGTGTGTGAGGGTTGCGGCAAGATGGACGCCGAAGTGACCATCAAGTGGAAACCAAGTAAAACGGAAAATGACAAACAAAGAACCCATAAATATTGACGCAATGAAAGTTTTAGACGAGTTGAAAGCGTGGCTGAGCGCAGAGCGCAAGGCCCGCAACGAGAAAAAGGCAGCGAAGAAAGCAGCAGCCTTGGTTAGAGAAAGCGAAACGATAGTTCAGGCTCGCGAGTTCAGCGGTGAGGTGTACGTGTGTTTTAACAATGTGCCGTTGCTTCCTGCTGACGGCTTGACCTGGGAGGTTCCGACTGCGCTTGCGGTGGCGAGAGAGGCGTGGCTGAAATGGAAAGAAAAGGAGGCGGAGCATGAACCACGTCGATAACTACGGGAAGTTCTACAAGCTGCTGAAGCTTCTGCCCGGTGCAGACAAGGAAACCTTGGTGCGGCAGTTTACCAACGAGAGAACCGAGCACCTACGGCAGATGACCCAGACGGAGTATGAGCTGATGTGCAAGGAAATGGAACGTGTGGCGGGCTACGACGAACGTCGTGCCGCTCTGCTGAAGGCTAAGCGCAAGGCTCGCAGCGGCGTGCTGCACCAGATGCAGCTGTGGGGTGTGAACACGGCAGACTGGAAAGCCGTGGACCGCTTCTGCGAGGACAGACGGATAGCTGGCAAGGCATTCCGCTTCCTGGACAGCGAGGAACTGGCGACCCTGAACACGAAACTGCGTGCCATGAATCGTAAGAAAGATAACTAAAAAAAACAATTATGACCACAAAAGAAAAAATGGAACAGATGTTCGGCTGGCTTGGCAGAACAGAGAAATGCGAGTTTATTTCGAGTAATATCGAGTATGCGAGTATGCATGCAATAGTAGAGCGTGCAAAACCTTACATCTTTGACTTGCTTGATGAGTGTGATTTTGATATGATAAAAGATTATGTTGAAAGCCGAGAGGGAAAATAAAAAACAATTAAAAACAGTAAGACAATGGAAACAAAGAACGAGACAGTGGACCCCTTGAAGGGCATGACAAAGGAACAGCGTGCCGAACTGTTTGCACGGCTGCAGACCGAGGTGAAGAACGACCGCATGGCTAAGCGCGAGAGCTACGAGGCTCTGCGTGGGCAGTTTATGCATGACGTGTTGGGGAGAGTGGAGAACTTGGAGAGCGAGGTTTCGGGCTTCAAGAAATGGCTTGACGACGAGGTGACGGCTTTCACGAAAATCATGCGCGAGTATGGCGCTGTGAAGAACGAGAGCCAGCAGAGCTACACGATCACTGACGGAGACTTCAAACTTGAGGTGAAGTTTAACAAGGTGAAGGGTTTTGACGAGCGTGCAGACCTCGCAGCCGAGCGTCTTGTGGACTACCTGAAACGCTACATGGAGGCGAGCGAGAAGGGCGTTGAGGACCCGATGTACCAGATGGCGATGACACTTCTGGAGCGCAACAAGACGGGCGACCTGGACTACAAGAGCATCTCGAAGCTTTATGAGCTGGAGGACCGCTTTGACGAGGAGTATGCAGAAATCATGCGTCTGTTCAAGGAAGCCAATGTGGTGCAGGCCACGGCGACGAACTACTACTTCTCTAAGCGCAACCCGGAGAACGGAGTGTGGAGCCGCATAGAGCCGAGCTTCTGCCGATTGTGATGATGTGTTGGGCCTTTCTGAGCCTTTTTGAGCCTTTGTAGGGCGCAAGATGAATAAAGCCACCTAAATATGAGCGATTTAGGTGGCTTTTTGATTGCGGTTTAAGGGAAAAAGTTTATTTTTGCAGACTATGAGCAAAGGACGAGACAAGGCACTGATAAGCGCAAGAGACAGAAAGCTGTTTGAGCGCTATTACTATTGGACCGAAGTGAAAAGACTTCGGTTTGACGATGCGTTGCAGAAACTCTCGTCGGAAGAATTTTTCATCAGTGAAGGTCGTATCATGCAGATAATCCGCAAGATGATACGCGAAGGCGAGAAGGTGGACGGCGCGGAGCTGCCAGCCGTTGGCTTCAGCGGTTTTCGCGTATCACCGAAAGCGAAATGCGACGCGCGGCAACTTTCACTTTTTCCGTGACAACGGACTCTGATACTGTTGTCTTATAAGTCATTTCATAAACTTTTATACCATGGTTGAACGTGTAGAAGCGTGAGGCTGTGCGTACAAGAGCACCATCATGTGCAGGACGAAAGTTCTGCAGGACGGTATGTAACTCATGGCGCAGAGCGTTGCGCTCATTGATGCGTTCGGTGGTGTCAGAGCCATAGTGCGTGTCATCGTAGCAGTCGATGCAGAGGCGTATGCGTACAGTACAGACCCCCTTCTGAATGCCTGATGCGAGATTAGACCATTCAGTTTCAGGGGCATCGATGAGGACGCACGGGAATGTGATGGGGTACATCTGGCGTTCATCGTCGGTGTCGTCGATGTTTTCGAGTTGGCCGTAGTCCTCGTCAACAAGCGAGAGCGCAGGAATGGACGTGGCAATAAGGGGTATGAGTTCAGATATTAAGTATTCCATTTTCTATGCGTTTAATAGAGTCGTTGATAATTGTGTTAATTTTCTGTTTCAACTCACGGCTATCGCCCATGAACTGACGCTGCGGGATGCGAGCAGTGATGTTCAGTTTGGACTTCTTGGTGAGTGCGAGTGCACGCCACTTGGCGGCTGCAGCCGGGAGCTGTTTTGGTAGCTTGCCCTTGCCCTTGACACCTGCGAGGGCATAGACCTTGGCCCATGCGAAGCGACGCATGCGCTTGGTGACAGATGGGTGTGTGTTGACGGTGCCCCCATTGTTGTGTATGGCAGCATAGGGAACTGGGTTTGTGACCGTGACCTGTCCGGGCTGTGAGGAGTACTGAATGGATCGCATAAGGTGGTCACGACGCGAAGTGAGCGGCGTGTACTTGGCATCGGGACCGCCTTCCTTTTGGCGGTGTGTCGGTTTCCATGGATGTAGCCCGTCATCACGCCAGCCAGCATCGCGGAAGTTTTGCTTGAAATGATTGACGGCCACGATGCCCACCTTGCGCGGCAGTCGGTCGCGGACTTCGCGCTCGATGTCGTCCTTGAGTCGGACGATGCGCTTTTGGATTTCTTTTGCGTCCATGGTCAGAAAACTATTAGGTGAAGAACTATGGCGGCGACGAAGTCGTCGATGATGTACTTGTAGCGATTGGACGCTGTGAAAAAAGAGAAAAATTTGTTCATAACGTTTGTTTATTAAATTATTATTGTTATCTTTGCGGCAAAGGTGATAATGACGATGATGGCAGCAGGTAGCCGAGCGGTCTTCGGAGCGCATATCGTAGGTTCGATTCCTACCGTTATTATCACCTTATTTTTATATATTTATCTTCATCCAAATTATATTGTTGTGTTACACCTGCTGTGATGAATGCGTTTGCCGTGAATTTTGTACCATTGGCTTTTATTTTATAGTTTGGCTCGACCACGAACTTCTGCACCTTGCCGTTCTGATTTGTGGCAAAGATAATGTTAGCCTTCTCCGTGTCGAAGTACATGCTGCATGATGCTATGTTTTCGACAAAGAACTTCAACTCGTCAGGACTTACCGATTTCCCGTTATTCTTTTTGAAATCTCGCAAGGCATGAAGTATTCTTTGGTCAGAAAGGAAAATGTCCCTTGACACCAACTCAACCCCATGCTGCTTGATTTTTGCGACTTCACGATCACTGAACGAATAGAAGCTACAAGCCGTTTTTCGGGCTATCATATCCTTTGCGACATTATCGACAAGCGACTTTGCCGTGGCGACTCCAGGCTGCTGGATGGCACGATTTATTTTGCTACAGTTGTAGCAATGTTTCTCCTCATTCCGAAAGACCTTCATCAATCTGTTTTTCATGCCCTTGTTGAAAGGACACGAGCTGCAGGACTTTGGAAAATAGGGATGGTCTTGTGAGAAGGTGTGTCCATCCTTGCCAGGGTTGTTGGTGAGCCCTGGCTGTGGCACCTCGCCAGCGAACTCTGCCTTCAGTTCTGGCGTAGGTGGGTCGTCAGTCTGTTCAAGTGAACACTTGCAGTTCCATCGGTCGCCGGGGTGATGTTCGTCCCAGAACGGGTCGGAGACGGGCAACGTGAGCTTCCGCTCCCAGAAGGCACGGTGGCTACTCTCAGGCGTGGGTGACGTGGTGGGCATCCAACGGAGGTTGGGCATAACATCAGCATCGCGGAGGAACTGCTGCCAGTCGGCGGCATTATGGGCACGTATGAGAGCCGTGTCGTACTCGGTGCGCAGCCACGCTCCGACATAGTGGGAAGATATACTTTTTACATCGTCAGCCCACTGGCGGAACGGCTTTAACGTGCCATCGGGATTGAGGAGGCGTGCGGCCATGCGCTCGGACATGGAATGCACCTTGAAGGCAGCAAAGACCTCGTTGGAATGACGGAGGGCGGCGAGGAAGCTGTCACGATGTGTAGGCACACTGCTCTGCAGCAAGCCCGAGACCGTGGCCTCGTTGAGAACGCGCAGTACCTCGCGCCACATTGTAGGCTCGACGGCACGCGAGGTGTCGAAGCCGTTGTATATGGCACGGAGATACTGCTGCAGCACATCGGTGGAGAACGTGAACGAGGGCGCGACATTGTGGAAATGTCCCGAGCAACAGGCACATGAGCCGTCGTAATAGAGCCTATCGATCAGAAGTCGGAATCCGCCCCTGGCAACGGGGCGAGCCCGAAAAAACCTCTCAAATGGTTTTTTATCGTTTTTTGAACGGTGTTTGAGCCGTCTTTTTTGTTGTCCTCCTTATGGTTGTGCCCATCATCGTCTGGAGCGTTGAGCGCATTGCGCATGGCGGCCCTCTCCGCTTCCTTCTGCGCCTTGAGCTCGTCGTAGTTGTCGGGCTTGGCTATGCAGAAAGTTTCGTAGAGATAGTCATCGTCGATGGGGAGTCCCATGGAAGATAGCTTCTGCACGATGTCGATTTGCTGCGATGGATTGATTTTGTCCTTCTTGGCATAGACGAACTCGCCACCCTCGACATTGAACCCGAGGTCGGCGAATATCTGCCGCATGTCGTAGTTGAGAATGTCGAGAATAAAATCGCGGTCATCGGCGTTCATTTCGTCCTCTTCCTCCTTATGCACCTCACCAAGCGCTTGCGTTCCTGTTTCTTTGGCATCGGTTGTGAGTGTATTGCCGAGCACGCGGATTGAAATTTTGGAGTCCCAATATTCGGCAAATGTTTTGTAAAGCTCTGACGAGCCCGACTTGTTGGCCGCCTCGATTAGGGTAAGCTCGGAATCCTTGGGGTGTATGTAGACCGCGTTGGCACCTTGCGAGCGCGCTTCAGCGACCAGTCGGCGACGTGCCTGCTCGTCGCCAGCATCATAGGTGTACTCACGAATAGGCATGCCAAAAATGTTGCAGAAGCGTGCCCAATCAGCCATATCACCACGCTTGTAAAGGACGGCAGGTAGGAGTTCGGCAAAAATTCCGAGTTCACGCTCCTTTCCGACAAAGAGCATATTGGGAAACTGCTCAACCGGTATACCATCTATCTCCCCCTGGTACTTGAGAATGCGCCGGTGTATAGGGTCATAGTGTTTACGGTTGATGAGATCATAGCGTATGAAGCCATCATCATCGCGCCAGAACTGCATGATGGAGAAGCCGTAAAACTCAGAAAGTACACAATCCTTTCGGAACTGTTTGAACCATGGCGAGCGAATCTGACTGTTGATTTCCTCGTCGGGTTCGCCGTTACGCTGGAACTCGATGGGTATCTTGGTAACCCCTCTCAACCGCTTTGCGAGCACCCCCGATAGATGGAGGTCGAGCATAGCGGACTCATACATGTCGTAGAGCCGGACTCGATTGGAATAGTCGATGCCCTGCGCTGCCTTGACAGAAGCCATGTAGGCCTTCATGTCGAAGAAGAAGACCTCAGGCATCTGCAGCACAATGTCGGGCTGTCGCTGCCCGGGTGATGTGAGCATACCACCCTGAGTTATGCGTTTTTGGGAGGTACGCATAGACCTATTTGTTTTTAAGTTCTTGTTAGCCATATTGATGATGATTTATGATCAGAGAAAGACAGGTCGCACCTCGTCGGCTGCAATCTGCCAGCGTGAATTGTCGGCCAATGTGTCGTCGGGTAGCAGCGGTGCCCCATCGATAGTGATGTCGCCAGCCATTACGCCTTTGAGCCACTCAATGGCGCGGTCGTAGCGGTCCTGCCGTATCTTCGCAATCTTGTAGGGGTTGTGCTGACAGAAGATGTGAAACACAGCGATGTCTACGGCGAACATGAGAATGAGTGCGTGGCGTTCTGCCCCACGCGCGGAGAATATAGCGTCGCAGTCGTAGGCTTTGTTGAGATATGACCGCATTTCGGCTACTGCGCGGTCCTCGCACACCTCTATGATTTGTGGATCGTAAGCCGGTGTGTCCTTGCGCAACAAGGCATCGAGGATGTCGCGGTGAATAGAGGCGTCGTAATCGGATAATGAAATAAAGTTGTCCATATAAAAGCATGATATTTTGAGTTTTGAAATTGTTATTACATACGATACGGGTTGTCCTCGTTGAGCTCGTCATAAGAGACGGTGTATGTAGGCTCCATCTCAGCCGTCTTGAGGTCGGTAATGGTGACCGCTCCCTTGACGGCATCGGGTCCGTCGGCAGGATAAGGCAGCGTGAGTTCGAAGAGCTTGAACTGGTTTATGAGTTCCTGCATCATGGGATTGTCCCGTTCCTGCTCGTTGAAGACCCAACGACACTCTCGGTCGATGGGTTCGAGATTAGCCTCGATGCGCGTAGCCTTGTCTGTCTTTTTGCGGTCGTCGCCCTTGATGTAAAGCTCCCGCCGGCGGTCGCGGCACTGATCACGCAGCAGCGGTCGGAAGACCTGATTGAAAAACGGGTCCTGTAGCTTGTTGTTCTCCATATACCAATAAACATTGGCTTTATGTGCGACATAATCGTCCATGGCAAAATACCACGATATAAAGTTGGCATTGGTCTCGCGGGCAAGGAAAGCCTTGATGACATAGTAGACCCCCTTGAGCTTGCCGACAAGAACGAGCGCCTTTGTTGACGAGGCTTTTTTGCGAGAATCAGAGTAAGCAGGGTCGCCATATCCAATCAGGAAGCGGAACTTGGAGAGCGGCGGCACCTTACCGTAAGGCAGGTTCTTGAAGATTTTTCCTTCTGCCACGGGGTTGTTGAAATATTCGCCTTGCTGCGCCTTTACTGAGATTTTGGAAAGGATGCGGTCTATTTGCTCCTCCTTGTTCTTCTGCGGCCATGTGGAGCGTCCTGCGGCGTCGCGTATGTTGACAATGTCCCATGAGTTAGCGAGATGTCCTGCGCGTGTGATGCAGCAGTCCTTTGCGATGATGTTGCCACACCAAAGAACCAACGTTGGTTCAGAGATGGAGCGTGTAGGATAAAGCGCGTGTTCCGCCCAGTCCCATTTCTTGTCGAGCGTGACGGGGTTGCGGCAGTCCTCATCGGTGTCGTAGTCATCAAAATAGAGGATGTCGGGACGTATAGCCTCGTTGCGCATACCACGTGGAGCAGAACCTGCTCCGAGGGCAATGAACTTGGCTCCGCAGCGGCACGAAAACTCAGAATCAGTCCATTGCCCGATGGTGGGCTGCTCGCCGTAGAACTGGCGTATGCGCGGATTAGACTCAAAATTGATCTTGAACGGGAGGAGCAGACGCTTAGCCGAGTCGATGGTGGCCGATGCCAGAGCGACAAAGCGCTTGCGCCGTGTGAGCGTGAGGAACATGAGAATGAACATTGCGACGGTGGACTTTGCCAGCTCGCGCGACCATGAGAGCACCTCGTACCACTCGTCGTTGGCAATGATGCGCCGTATGGCCCGAATATGGAACGGTGCGAACTCGTATTTTGCGTAAGCAGGGAAAAAGAACTTTATCCATTCTATGGGGTCGCGTTCAAGTTGAGCACGTTGGCGCTCGATGTCCTGACGCGTGAGGCTGTTGTCGACCTCAACACCGCGCAGGAGGCTTTTGTGAAACTCCTCCCAAACGGCAAGAGACTGTCTGTCTTTAGCTGTAGCCATTACTTACGGGCCCTCCCTGCCTGATCCTTGATGAACGCATCGAAATAGTCGTTGAACGTGCGTGCCGCTTCTGCATCGACGGGGCGTAGCCATGAGAGGAAGCGCATGGCAACAGAGACGCAATCGGATACGCCGATGTCCTGCTCCAGCTTTTTGACGGCTCCAGCAGTCTTGACGATGGCATCAGCCTCCTCGGTTGTCGGGAAGCGGTTGCCAGGCGGTCGTGCTTCGATCCGCTTGTTGATTTCGGCGAGTTGGCGCTTATATTGCGCGATGAGCTGTTCTGTTGTGATGGTGCGTGAAGCCTTCAGCTCCTCCCATGCTCCATCGCGGACCCACCGCGAAACAGTCTGACGTGTGGTCCCCACCTTAGCAGCAATCTCCTCCTGAGTGTATGTTCCGTCGAGGAAGAGGGACTGGGCTATGCCTTTTTTGTCGATATTGTTTTTTGTCATAAGATGAAATAAAAATGCTTGTTAACAGAATGCAAAGTTCTATGTTTTCGGGTAGAAGTTCAAACCACGGTTTTATGATGACGCCAGGAAAAGTGACGATAACATCAGAAAACGACACGATAAAAACACGGTTTGCAAGCGGACGGATTTTTATAGAATTTTGCAAGCGAAAATTTAAAAACAGAACGCGAAATGAAGTTTTTCAACACAATACCCGGTGACGGCGAGGTGGCCATACTGCTGTACGGCGATGTGGGCGACGGCCAGAAGGTGGACAGCGGCCGCGTGGTGAGCGAACTGATGGCTCTGCAGGCGCAATACGACAAGATAGACGTAAGGATAAACTCGAACGGCGGCGACGTGTTCAGCGGCATTGCGATATACAATGCGCTGCGCACCTCGAAGGCTGACATAACGATATATGTAGACGGTGTGGCAGCGAGCATAGCAGGCATAATCGCTCTATGCGGCAAGCCCCTCTATATGTCGCCGTACGCGAAACTGATGCTGCACGCTGTAAGCGGAGGTACATGGGGCAATGCCTCAGCCCTGCGCCAGACGGCAAGCATGATGGAGACGCTGCAGGGCGACCTGGCACGCATGATAGCCCATCGTTGCGGAATGGAGGCAAAGGAGGTGACCGCCCGCTACTTTGACGAGAAAGACCACTGGATAAGCGCAGAGGAAGCGGTGAGTATGAAACTGGCAGACGGACTGTACGACATGGGCGAGAAGCCCGAAACGGAGCCGAAGACCGCCGGTGAGGTATATCAGTATTTCAACAACCGGCTGCAGACGCAGCCACAAAACCAGAATAAAGACATGGCACTATTAGAAGAACTGAAGAAAATGCCCACGTTCAAAGATGTGAACAGCGAGGCAGAGCTGCTGATGAAAGCCCAGCAGCTGGAGAACCAAGCAACCAAGGCAGAAGCCCTGGAGAAAGCCAACAAGGCGTACAAGGAGAAAGCCGAGGCAGCAGAAGCAGCCGAGGTGGAGGCTATAGTAAACAAGGCTGTGAGCGACGGCAAGATCGGCAAGGAGCAGGTGGCGACCTTCAAGGCTCTGATGAAGAGCGACCGTGCAAACACCGAGTCGCTACTGAAGGGTATGAAAGCCCAGAAGCCCCAGATGCGTGCAGCAGCTTATATCGACGAGCACCCCACCGGCAGCAGCTTTGCCGACAAGAGCTGGGACGAGCTGGACAGATGCGGTCTGCTTGCGGTGCTGAAGAACTCAGACCCGGGACTGTTTGCAGCGAAGTATAAGGAACGCTTCGGTGTGGACTATAACAACTAACGGAATAATAACGAAAGAAAAAGGAGAAAAAAGAAATGGCATTGAACAAACAAATCTGGCTGAACACTATTGTCGAGAACTTCTACCCCGACAACTCGTTTGCCTCGAAGAGTATCGACGACTCTACCTTTGTGAGCTACAAGACGGTACACATTCCGAATGCGGGCACCCCGTCGGGTGTGGAAATAAACCGCACAAAGAAGCCCGCGAGCGTAAGCCAACGCACGGACAACGAGCTGACCTACGACATGGACGAGCTGACCACGAACCCCATCTACATTCCGAACATCGACACTGTGGAGCTGAGCTACGACAAGCGTAACAGTGTGCTGAGCAATGATCGCCAGCAGCTGCAGAAGGTGGCGGCTCAGAACCTGCTGTATCGCTGGGCGAAGGGTGCGAACACACTTAGCACCAGCGGTGCGGCGCGCAAGGCGCATACTTCGGAAACCGCGACCGGCAACCGCAAGAAGTTTACGAAAGCGGTAGTGATGGAGGCGATGGTTAAGATGAACGTGGACGACGTGCCGACAGAGGGCCGCTATATGCTGCTTGACGCGGTGCAGTATGCAGATCTTCTTGACGACCTGACAGACAAGGAGCTCTCGGCATTCCAGGCTGTGGCAAATGTGAGCAAGGGCGTGATGGGACAGCTCTATGGCTTCAGCATCATGCAGCGTTCGAAGGTTCTGCGAGTGAAGGCAGACGGTGCGACCGTTATCAAATGGGAAGATGAGGGCGAGGCGACAGAGCTTGCTGCAGGCCTTGCCTGGCAGCAGCAGTGCGTAAGCCGCGCTCTTGGCGAGGTGAAGATGTTCTCTAATGAGGACGATCCGCAATACTACGGCGACATCTACTCGTTCCTGGTGCGTGTTGGCGGAAGTCCGCGCCGCTATGACAAGAAGGGTGTGTACCTTATCACTGAGGGTGCTACAGCGTAGAGAAGGAAAGGAGAATAGCTTATGCAACTACCGAGAGTGAAAATACAATTTCTGACGGGGCAGCTGGGCACCGTGGGCGACAGTCCTGACGGGCTGTTCGCCTTGGTGTGCGGCGCTGCTGCCGTTGGGAGCACGTTCGCGCTGAACACGGCGTATGAGGTGACGAGCATGGACAGTGTGCAGGCCCTGGGCGTGACTGAGGAAAACAATGGGGTGCTGTGGAAACATCTGTCGGAGTTTTATGACGAGGCTGGTGCCGGCGTGAAGCTCGTGGTTATGGGCGTGAGCCCGACGACAACGATGACAACGCTTCTGGATTATACAAAGACAGCAGCAGGAAGCGTGCGCTGGCTCGTGGAGAAGGAGAACGGTGCGCTTCGAGGCGTGGGCGTGGCGAACGTGAACACGCTGTCGAGCGAGACAAGCCAGGAAGGCATAGACAAGGACGTGCTGACAGCTGCTGCAAAAGCGCAGCAACTGGGCGAATGGGTCACGACAGAGCTGTATGCACCGATGGTGACTCTGCTGGAAGGCAGAAACTACACAGAAGCGACGGAACTGCACGACCTTACAAAGGAAACGTGGGACAGAGTTGGCATCGTGGTGAGCGACACGAAAGCCGGAACGAACGGGGCGTGCATGGGCACGCTGCTTGGACGTGCGGCGAGCGTGAGCGTGCAGCGCAACATTGGCAGGGTGAAGGACGGGAGCCTGAAACCTCTGGAGATGTATGTCGGCGAGAAGAAGACGGAGGAGGCCAGTGAGAGCGTGAGAAAGCTGTACGAGAAGGGCTACATCGTGGCGCGGAAGTATGTGGGCAGGAGCGGCTACTACTGGGCTGACGACAACCTGGCGTGCGACCCTACGGGGGACTATGCGAAGCTGGCGCTGCGAAGAGTGATAGACAAGGCGTACCGCACGGCGTATGACACGCTTCTGGACATGCTTCTGGACGAACTGGAGGTGAACGAAGACGGTACGCTTGACACTGGCGTGGTGAAGAGCTGGCAGCAGACGGTGGAGACGGCGATAAACCGCAAGATGACGGCCAACGGCGAGCTGAGCAGCGGAAGCGACGGCGAGGGCTGCGTATGCAAGATAGACGAGACGCAGAACGTGCTGGCGACGAGCATGGTGAAGGTGACGCTGAAGGTGCGCCCTTACGGCTATGCACGTTATGTGGACGTGAACCTGGGGTTCCAAGTGACAACAAACGGCTAAAGAAGAAAGGAGGAGAAGAATGTTCAATTCAAGAGAGTACGAATGGAGCGATGTGAATGTGGTGGCCGCGGGAAGGCCGGTGACCGGCATAAGGGGCGTGAAATATTCGTCGAAACAGGAGAAGGAGGTGCTGCACGCGAAGGGCAACAAGCCGCACAGCATACAGAGGGGCAACAAGACGTATGACGGCGAGCTGACGGTGACGCAAAGCGAATATGAGGCGCTGCGTGCTGCCGGTGGCGGCGACATACTGGACATCAGCATAGACATCGTGGTGGCTTACGGTAACCCGAGCAAGGGGGACGTGATAACGACGGACCTGCTGATGGGTGTGGAGTTCACAGAGGACAACACGGAATGGAAGCAGGGCGACAAATTTCAGGAGAAGTCGCTTCCGTTTATCTTCCTGGACAAGAAGAGCGTGTAGGGAGATAAAGAGCGCGTTTGAACAGAGATTGAGAACCATTAAAAAAGAGAAAAAAATGATTTTTACGAAAGAACAAATTGAGGAATTAAAGGCCAAGCACGGTGATATATTCTTGATAGAGACGCAGGGCAAGAGCTGCATCATCCGCAAGCCGAACCGCCGTGACTTGAGCTATGTGAGTGTGGAGAAAGACCCCATCAAGATGCAGACAGCGCTACTTAACCAGTTGTGGGTGGAAGGCGATGAGGAAATCAAAACCAACGACGACTATTTCTTCGCAGCCTGCAACACACTGGATGAGGTGCTGAAGGTAAAGGAGGCCGAGATAAAAAAACTTTAGAGGAGGCTGAAATCGACGATGCCGGGGCAAGTGATATTCTCTACCTAAATACACTTTTGAGATATTACATGCACATAGACCCAGACACCCTGACCGATGTGGAATGGGCGTGGACTATCCGGTATTTAATAGACATCAGAAAAGAAGAGGCAAAGGCAAATGGATAGTGTACTTAAATTTCTAATCAAGCTGCAGGCTGATCAGGGCAATGTGTTGAGCGTGGCACGCCGCACGTCCGAGCAGCTTGACACTATATCCCGAAAGGCGACATCCGTGGGTACTCGTCTTCGGGAAGCCTTCTCCTTCTCTAATTTCAAGAAATCGCTCTCCTCGCTGCCGGGTATGGACTTTCTTATGAACCCATACACGCTGATAGCCTCGGGGGTGGGTGCACTAACCACCATCGGGGCACAAGCCGAACAGACATCGGTGGCGTTCAAGACATTGGTAGGCAACGAGACCATGGCTGCAAGAATGTTGAACGACATAAACAAGTTTGCAGCGCGGACACCGTTTGAGCCACTTGACCTTGAAAACAACGCTAAGATGATGCTCGGTTTCGGCATCAATGCGCAGAAAGTCGTACCGTATCTGAAACAGTTGGGCGACATTGCCATGGGCGACAAGGAAAAGTTAGGCGGACTCTCGCTCGTGTTCGGTCAAGTAGCTTCTGCAGGAAAGATGCAGGGCCAGGACTTGATGCAGTTCATCAATGCTGGTTTTAACCCGTTGAAGGAACTGCAAAAGATGACAGGTAAGAGCTATGCAGAGCTGCAGGACATGATGAGCAAGGGACAAATCGGTTTTGATGCTGTGGCGGCAGCCATAAACCATGCGACGGGTGCCGGTGGCGCATTTGAGGGAATGTCAGACAAACTCAGCCAGACAATAAGTGGCAAGTTCTCTACCCTGATGGGTAATATCAGACAGTCGGCTGTTGACATGTTCGAGCAGCTGAAGCCGATCGTCAGCGGACTCATGGATGTGTTTATGGCAATAGTGCCACCGATAGCTACCGCATTGTCGAAAATACTGTCAGTTGTGGCTGGTGTCATCAATTTCATCATGCAATGGAAAACAGAACTCGGATACCTCGCTGTGGTTGTCGGTGTCGGTACGATAGCTTTCAACCTCCACACGATAGCCTTGTGGGGAATGGTCGGGGCTATCAAGGTAGTTTCTGCCGTGACAAAGGTATGGGAGGGTGTGCAGTGGCTACTGAACGTGGCACTTAATGCCAATCCCATAGGCATCGTCATTACGGCTGTGGCAGCTTTGATAGCTGGCATCGTGTATTGCTGGAATAAGTTTGCTGGATTTCGTGCCTTCCTGCTTACCATGTGGTCTGTGATTAAGGGATTCGGAGGCATCATCAAGGATTACTTGATAGACCGTTTCAAAACCTTGCTCAGTGGTATCGGCAAAATCGGTGATGCCATGGCAAAACTCTTTGACGGTGACTTCAAAGGAGCTTGGAACAGTGCCGTGCAAGGTGTGAAGGATATTACGGGCATATCGAGCACCGATAAAGCACTAACAGCGACAAAACAACTTGTAAATGGTGTAAAAGATGAATACGACCGAAACTATGTCCGAGAGAACGCAAAAGATAAAACGAAGAAATCCTCTGTCATATCCACTCCAGGAGTGAAAGGCAGCGACAACTCGTTTTCGTTCGGCTCTGCCACTAACGGTAAAAATGGCAAGGGCGGAAAAGGTGGAAACGGCGGACGCAAGACGGCCGAGACACTTGCTACTGGCGGCACACGCAACACGTCGATAAACATATCTATCGGCAAGTTTTTCGACAATATTCAGGTAACAATGAACGACAAGAGCGACACGGCAGAGCTGGAGCGTGTGGTACTCCAATGTATGAACCGCGCCCTGTCAATAGCAACAAGTACAGACCGATGAGCACGACAAACAAATTCATACTGCAGAACCTCGCGTTGAGGGCCGCTGGGCTGACCAAGATACCGCCCTACTGGCTGTTCCGTGAGAACAATTTCTTCGGCAAGAACCTCGGCTATATTCAAGGCGGCAAGACGATACCCGACAGTTCAGGCTTCGATGTAACCAAACTCAGCGAGGAAGAACTTGAAGATGTAGTCCGCACAAACGCGCTCGGTATTCCCATGGTGATGCCGTTGCGCTTTCAACTTGAAGAAGCCGGAGCTGAGGAGTGGCTGTTTCCCGTGGAGCCGATGATAAGCATCAACGGGCAGAATATACTGACGCGTCGCCATGTATCGAAGGGAAAGGTGAAAGGCAGCATCAAAGAGCGATGGACGCAAGATGACTACACGGTTAGGATAGAAGGCATCCTAATGAGCGAGGATGGCAGCTACCCAGAAGCTGATGTTACAAGGCTAAAGAACTTCTGCGAGGCAGGGCATGTAAAAGCATTATGTCCATTGCTTGAGATATTCGGTGTTAGCCAACTGGCGATAGAGAGTTGGGACATACCGTTCACTATCGGCAGGACAAACCAGAACTACACCATCCAGGCATACAGCGACGACATCTATAAGCTACTGTTGAGCCGTGAGGATCTAAACACCTAATACAATATGTACACGATGACTTATGACATAACGGTCGGCAACTACCGACTCGGAATGCTCGACAAGGTGGAGATACACAAAAGTGTAGAGCTGCTTGCCGACACCGCGACCATAACGCTGCCCGGAGCAGAATATAATGCGGCACTACAGATTGAGGATAAACTGAAACGCGGTGACAAGGTGTGCATAAAGTTCGGATATGAAGAAACTGGGCTTGAAACGGAGTTTGAAGGCTGGCTGCAGCGTATATCCACCGATGGCAGCGATATAAAACTCATTTGCGAGGATGACCTGTTTCTGTTCAGAAAAGACATCCCGAATGAAGTGCTGCAAAAGGTTACGCTGAAAGGCTTGCTTGCAAAGGTCGTTGATGGCTGCGGTATCAGCTGTAGTGTTGAGTGTTCCTACTCATGGACATATAGCAAGTTTGTGATAAACAACGCTACTGGCTACGATGTTCTGAAGAAGGTGCAGGAGGAAAGCGGCGCAGACATCTATATGCAAGACGGCATGTTGCATATCCACCCACCGGGTGAGAAAGTCGGCGAAGAACGTTTCTATGATTTCTCGCTGAACGTCGAGGAAGAAAACCTCACCTATCATCGAGCACAAGACAAACGCCAGCTTGTTATCGTGAAAGCACTTATGCCAGACGGCACGGTCAAAGAAATCGAGACTGGCACAACTGGCGGCGACAAAATAGAAATCAAGTGTCCTACGAGTGACGAGGCATCGATGAAGGCTCGCGGTGAGCTGGAGGTGAGACGGCGGAGCTTTGACGGTTATGAGGGCAGCATAACGGGATGGCTGGTGCCGATGTGCAAGCCGGGTGACAGCGCTGTGCTGCGTGACCGGGACTATGAGTATAAGGACGGGACGTACTTTGTGGCGGCTGTGACAACGGAGTTCGGCAGGGATGGCGGCAAGAGGAAGGTGACGTTAGGTTTTAAGTTGAGCTAAAAAGAAAGGAGGAAACGGAATGGACGAATACAGAAGGCTGCAAGAACTGCTGAGGGGCGCTGGCGGCGGAAGGGAGACGACGCTGTACCAAGGCGTGGTGAAGAGCGTGGAGGGTCAGACCTGCACGGTGACGGTAGGAAAGGTGGACGTACCAGGGGTGCGGCTGAAGGCATCGGAAACGGAGGACAAGGGGCGGATGCTGGTGACACCTAAGGTGGGGACAGCGGTGACGATGGGGAGCCTGAGCGGCGACATGGCAGAGCTGGTGGTGGTGCAGGTGGACCATGTGGAGAGGATAGAGGTGAACGGCGGACTGTTGGGCGGACTGGTGAACATAGGCGATCTGACGGCAAAGATAAACGAGCTGGTGGACGCATTCAACAGCCACACGCACCAGGTGACGGTGGCGCATCCTGGGGGCACGTTTACCACTGTAAAACCGATGAAGGCGGCGAACCGCTTTGCCCAGGGGGACTACGAGGACGAAACTATAAAGCACTGAGGAGAGGATGAAAGGAATAGAACTGCGATATGACGGCAACGGCAACGTGCTGGAGCCAGCTGTGAGGAACGGCATGATGGCCGTGGGGGACACGCTGCGGCAGAACCAGGCTTTGCTGTTGACGCTGCACAAGGGGGAGCTGAAAGAGCGTCCGTCGGCAGGCGTGGGGCTGAGCGACATGCTGCTGGATAATGACCCTATATACTGGCGCACGGAGATAAAGGAGCAGCTGGAGATGGACGGTCAGACTGTGGCGAAGGTGAGGATCACGGAGAAGGGTGTGGAGATAGAGGCGAGTTATTAACATAAAAAAGGAAAGGAAACTGAATGATGATACTGGATCATTTTATGAACAAGCTGTCGGTGGTGCTGTCGACGGCATGGGGCTGGGCGGTGTGTGTGGGACTGATTGTGGCAAACTTCCTGGCAGGGTATGAAACGATGGTGGGCTTCACGGTGGTTGCTGTGGTGATGGATGCTGCATGGGGCATTGCATCAAGCGTGAAGCAGGGCCGATTTACGAAGAGCGAGCTGATGAGGGACTCGCTGTCGAAGTTGGCGGTGTACGGCTCTGTGATACTGCTGTTCATACTGATAGACAAACTGCTGGGCGTGGGGAACGGGCTGTCGACGAGCGTCATCTGCATCTGCATCATACTGGTGGAGCTGTGGAGCACGGCGGCGAGCATGCTGATATGTTTTCCGAACATGCCCTTCCTGCAACTGCTGAAGAAGGCTCTTGTGGGCGAGATTGCAAGCAAACTGAATGTGAAACCCGAGGACGTGGAAGCGGCTCTCGACAAAATGAAGAAGAAATGAGAGATATACGATACATAGCCGTACACTGCACGGCGAGCAGCCAAATGACAACGATAAGGGGACTGGAGATGGAGTTCAAGCGCAAGGGATGGAAGAACCCGGGCTACCACTATGTTGTGAGCGCAGACGGTGTGGTGCACCAGATGCTGGACGAGGAGAGGGTGAGCAACGGTGTGAAGGGCTGGAACTCGAAGCTGATAAACGTGGCGTACATAGGGGGAATAGACGCTATGGGCAAAGCGACAGACAATCGCACGGAGGCGCAGAAGAAGAGTCTGAAGGCGTTGCTGAAACTGCTCAGAAGCAGATATCCAAAGGCGACGATACAGGGACACAGGGACTTCTCGCCCGATCTGAACGGAGACGGAAAGATAACCAGAAACGAGTGGATAAAGGCGTGTCCGTGTTTTGATGCGAAAGTGGAATACAAGGACATATAAAAACTGCATGACGATGAAAAATTTTTTATGGCTATTGATGGTTATGCTCATGGTGAGCTGTGCCACTACAAGAAAAACGAGCGAGAGCCGTGAGACCCGAGTGGTAAGGGACTCGGTGGCGATAAGGGACTCCATCGTGAGGAGAGACTCTGTGGTGATACGCTACGAGACGAGGGTGAAGGTTTCGACGGTGGTGAAGGACTCGACGGTGCTGACGGTGGACCAGGCGGGCAACGTGGTGAAGAGTGAGCATTGGCGCAACACGGAACGTAACCGAGAGCAGAACCATGATACGGCAAGGGAGAGCCTGCATGAGGATGTGCAGCAAGGCGCTGCCGTGCAGACAAACCATGACACGCTGAACCACTGGGCGGAGAAAAGCGAAAAGAGGGGAACTGGTGTGCCATGGTATGTGTGGATGACGGGAGGCGTGCTCGTGAGTGGCATAGTGTGGTTTTGCACATTCGGCAGGAAAAAGATGTAAGGCTATGGAGGTGACGGTGAAAGACGGTCAGACGATGGCGGACATAGCGGTGCAGGAGCACGGAACATGGGAGGCTGCTTTGGACATGGCCATGGAGAACGGCGTGAGCCTTACGGACACGCTGGAGGCCGGCAGGACGTTGCGGCTGCCGGAGGGGGTGAAGGAGAACCGCGTGATGAAGAGCTACTGCAAGGCACACGAGGTGAGCCCGGCGACGGCAAGGGACGAGAGCAGCGTAAGGCTACGGATTTTCGGTGAAGAGTTTACGAAGGAATACATGTAACTACAAGAAAGAAAGAACATGGCAAGGACAACGGCAGAAATAAAGAAGACGATGACGGATGCCTTCATGGCGGACGCGACGATAAGGGAGCGCTACGGGCTGAAGGCTGGCGCGACGTGGGGCGGGACGTTCTCGGACGTGAGCGTGGAGAACGTGCTGCTGTGGGTGGTGGCCGCCTGCTGCCATGTGGTGGAGGTGCTGACCGAAAGGTGGGCGGCGGACGTGGAGGCGCGGATGGCAAGTGCTGTGGTGGCGAGCGTACCGTGGTACTACAAGGTGGCGAGAGCCTTTCAATACGGCGACGCACTGGTGCTGGACGAGGCGACACAGCAATACGGATATGCCACGGCGGACGAGGGGAAGCAGGTGGTGAAGTATGTGGCGGTTAGAGACCGTGGTACGAGTGTGGAGATCCTGGCGAGCGGCGAGAAGGGCGGACTGCCGGAACCGCTTCCGGATGGTGTTTTAACGGCTTTCAAACAGTATATGAACAGGGTGAAGATAGCTGGCGTGGTGCTGAACATACGCTCGCAGAGGGCTGACCGGCTGACGGTGAGAGCCAGGATATGGGTGGACCCGCTGGTGATAGGCACGGACGGAAGGCGTATATCGGACGGGGTGAGAGCTGTGGACGAGGCGATAAAGGCGTATCTGAAGAACATAGTGTATGGCGGTACGTTCAACAAGACGCGGCTGACGGACGCGATACAGGCGGTGGAAGGCGTGGAGGACGTGGAGCTTGGCGACTGCCAGTATATGACGGCGACGGGGACGGCGTGGACCACGATAAAGGGAAACAACTATACGGCGGCAGGCGGGAGTCTGACGGTGGAGGGACTTGAAAACTCGATGAGCTATGTGGTGGAAAGTTGACATGGTGAAAATGGCGGTGCAGCTGCTGCCGCCGGTGATGAGGGGCGGACTGACGGTGGCTCTGCTGAAGGTGCTGACGCTGCCAGTGAGGCATATATACGAGCAGCTGATGGCACGGCGCAAGAACACGGACAGGCGGCTGAACACGACGGCCAACGTGATGTATATAGAAAAGGCGCTGAACGAGGCATTCTATCTGAAAGAACGACAGATATGGATAGAGAGCACGGCGGCGGAGGATATGGTGTTCTGGCACAGGCGCGACGAGATGCAGAAGGATTTATATATGTACCGACGGACGGAGAAGAGCGTGACTCTGAAAAAGAGGGACGAAAGCTCGTACAAGGACAGCTTTGTGGTGTGGGTGCCGACGTTCCTCTGCACATCGGAGAATACGGAGGAGGACAAATACGGCGGCAGGAACCTGCGAGAGATAAGGAATCTGCTGAGTTATTATAAACCTGCGGGACGAACGTACCGCATAGAACTTTATGACTATGAATAGACTGAAATTCAACGAGGGCGGGCAGCCCGTGTATGTGGACGACCTTGAGACGCTGCAGGAGAACGACTTCGGTATGCGGAAAGCTATGCTGAGTGTGATGACAATAGGAGCGAAAGCTTTTCTACTGTCGGATGTAGATCAAGAAAGGGTAGACAACAACCAAGTAAAAATAGGCAGCGGAACAGTTGTTATAGATGGTATGCTCTGCCCTTTTGAGGGCAAGACACTAAAAGCGAAAACAAATGAAAGCGTGTTTTTACTTGTAAAACGTTTCGAGACAGACGAACGCGTATTTGAAAACGGACAGACGAAAGCTTGTGCAGAAACAATAACTGCAGCACTTGGCACGGAAACGGCCGGTGCTGATGAGGCTTACAAGCTTGACGAACTTGAAACTTTCCTTGACCTTTTAACAAAGGCTATAGAATCAAACCGAATGAAAGGTAACACGGATGTTATGTTTTTCAATGGTTATAGCGGAAAGGTGAAACTGATGAAAAGTGATGATGGCACTGACACGGAAATGGTGATAGATATAAAATCCGGCAATATAAACTGGGACGGAGGTGCACAAGGATATAAAGGACTGTTGTTCAGAATAGATGACGAGGAACTTGCCGTTCAATTCAGGGGTAAGGCATCTAAGAAATTCAACTATTCAGGAACCGATTACCGTATAGTCGTTGCCGCTGAGCCGTTGGCTGCCGTTGTCAGCATAGAACTTGGAAGCGGACGAGATAATTATTATGAAGACAGCTATGTATTGCCACTAATACCAATAAAGGCGACTTTCAAAGCATCAGAATTTACCGACTTTTAAAACAAAGACATAAATAATGGAAACTATATACAACCTGCAGAAACGCGCCTCTGAGTTGCGAGGCAAGACAGAAACGGACAGCATCAGCCCAGAAGAGGTGGGCGGACTGCATGCCGACACGCTGGCGTACATAGCCGATATGGAGCAGAGCGCTGACGGTCTGGGTATACGGAAAGTGTACCAGACGAAGGCGAAGATGGAGGCGGACACGGTGCCCATGGGGACGAACGGCAAGGCGCTGCGCTACGGCCAACTGGTGAGCATCTACAATGAGGCTGACAAGACGAGTGCTGAGAACGGCGACATATACGCCTGGCAGAAGCCGGGGTGGCTGAAGATGGGTAACATCGGCAACATTTACGAGCTGAAGGCGAAAATAGAAGAGGAAGCCACCGTACGTGCTGATGCCGATGCAGAACTGCAAAAGAAGATGACTGCCGAGGCAACGACAAGAGCAAGCGCCGATGCGGAAACACGGACGCTTGCTGAGGGAATAGTGGGCAGCATTGACGTGGCAAAGATAGATGACTTGCCCGGGAGCGTGGCGGAAGCCGTAAGGTTGGCGAAGGACACGCTACACTCGCGCTGGACGCTGGTCTACAATGGAATGAATGTGGGCGTAGTGGAGATTTTCTCGGATTCAATGAGGCACCAGCTGACGGAAGTGCTGACAACGCACTATAGTATGAATAGGGAGGGTAAGTTGGACTTCAGTGTACACAATGACAAGGCTATATACAGATACTTCCGCTCGTATAACATAAACTCGGCACACTTGGAGAACGAGAAAGGGACATGGACGGAATGGGCTGAGGATATATCAGATACAGTGAAGAAGTCGATAGCTGCGTTGTCGAGCTGGATAGACAAGGAGAACAAGGCACGCACTGAGGCTGAAGCCGCCCTTGCAGAAGACATAGCCGGCAACACAAATGCGATAACAGAAGAGAGGACGGCGAGAACTGCAGCCGATGATGAACTGCGTACTGCCATTGAGGAGAAGAGCGGTGGCAACACCTATAACGTGACGGAGAAGAAGCCGCTGAAGAACGGCGAATACTACACCTTGGCTACGGCGATAAAAGCTGTGGATGCGAAGGAACGGAAGAGGGGACGCTGCGTAAGCTACGAGACGGAACCTGGAAAATGGGAGACCAAGCAGTTTACGGGAACGACAACGGAAAGTTGGGAGGAGACTGCAAGTTGGAGTGACTTCGGCGGTGGTGGCAAGGTGAAGAGTGTGACACTGAATGGTGTGGAGAACGAGGCTGATGATGCTGGTAACATCAGCCTGACGGTGGACGTGCCGGAGGTGGACACGAGTCTTGACGAGGAGAGCACAAACGCCATACAGAACGGTGTGGTGGCGACAAAGCTGAAGGAGTTGGAGGCGCATACGCTCGGCTCGATAGAGGTGGTTCCTGATGGTGATGACAACTATCTGTATGCTTACGACACGAAGGGTGTAGCGATCGGTACGCCTGCCAAGCTACCTGCGGGTGGCGGTGGTGGCACATCGTCGGCAAGCCGCATACTGGTGACAGCAAAGGTGGCTCCGGCGCTTGTGAAAGAGGGTGGCTCGGCGCTGCTGACCTGGACCTACGACCATGTGAACGCTGAGGGGGAGAGTGACGGTGTGAGCGCAACGGTGAGCATCAGCGTGAAGCTGGGCACTACGACGCTCTGGACGCAGGAGCTACGCAACGTTTCGAGGGGTACTTATACGGCTGACCTCTCGGCATATATGTCGGTGGCGGGAAATGTGGATGTGTATGTGAGGGCTGAATGTAATACCGCTGAGGGCGAGAAGCAGACTAAGCAGGCTTATGCGATGGTGACGGTGGTGGGCATAAAACTGACGTCGGACTATGACATGGGCGTATCGCTGCAGAAGGGTGGCTATCAGGACGGGGAGACGATAAGCATCCCGTTCACTCTAACAGGCTCTGGCAGGAGAACGGTGTCGATGTATGTAGACGGCAATGGTGTACCTACGACGAAGGATGTGAGCAAGGCGGGCACGACTCGCGATTCGTTCACGGTAGCTGCCAATACGCTGGCGGCAGGCCGGCACACGGTGCAGCTGGTAGCGGAGAGAGATGGTTTGAAGTCGGACGCAATATGGATTGACCTGCTGAAGGGTGGCGAGAGAATCCCTTGGGTGGGCATGAAATATGTCAACAAGAACGGTGAGGTGGCGCTTGGGGAGATGCCTCTGATGGCGCGTCTGTCGGCACAGCAGTATGAGAGGCTGGAGTTTGAGTATGCGGCATACGACCCGACGGAGGTTCCGGCGGTGGTGACGGAGACTCAGACTTCGCCCACTGGCAAGGAGACGAAGAAGACATACAGCGTGGGCCGCGGACGGCAGACATATATGGAGCGCTTCATGGAGCAGGGCGAGACGCGGCTGAAGCTGGAGTGCGGCAAGGCTGCGCTGGAAGCGGTTGTGGATGTGGCGTCGAGCGGTCTGGACATAGGCGAGGCTACGCAGGGGCTGGAACTGAAGCTGAACGCTGCGGGACGCTCGAACTCGGAAAGCCCTGAGGCACGAAAGCTGTGGGTCTACGGTGAACATGGTACGACCTTTGAGGGCATGGACTGGCAGACGAGTGGCTGGGACGGCGAGGCTTTGGTGCTGAAGAACGGTGCGAAGGCAGTGATTGACTTTAAGCCTTTTATTCAAGACGTGAAGCGCGGAGGCATGTCTGTCGAGATAGACATGGAGGTGAGCAACGTGTCGGACCGCAGCTCGGTGGTGGTGGACTGCATGGAGAACGACGCAAAGGGTTTCCGTATTACGGCGGACAGTGCCATGCTCTACAGTGGGTCGACTAAGGACCAGGAGGACGAGGAAAACAGAGACCCGGAGACGGGTCTGCCGATTGTGACGAAGACGCCGGTGGGCGTGAAGCAGAACTATGCGGAGAGCAAGCGTGTGCGCTTTGCCTTCAACGTGGGCAAGCGTGCCGACGGCTCGCTCATGGAGCTGTATATGAACGGTGACCGCGTATCGGCGATGTGCTATCAGGATGACGACAACTTCAAGCAGGACACTCCGCAGGGTATCAGCATAAGCTCGGACGGTGCTGACGTGAGGGTATACAAGGTGTTCGCGTATTCGCGCCCTTTGACTGATGACGAGGTGGTGGACAACCATACGGTGGGCAGCGACAATGCGGAGGAAATGGCGGAGCGGTATGCTTACAACGATGTGCTTAACCCGGAGACGGGCGAAATAGATATGGACAAGATAATGGCCAAGGGCAGGGCTGTGATAAAGATCGTGCGCACGGAGGACTCGGGCAGCGGTCTTGACGACGTGAACGCCTGCAAGAACAAGAAGCAGAACTTCCATGTGGATGAGTTGGTGATATACACATCGTGGGGTGACGTGATACGCTTCACGAACATCATGATGCGTATTCAGGGAACTTCATCGACGAAGTATCCGGTGAAGAACTACCGCTTCTACTGGATGAAGTGCATGAAGGCGGGTCTGGTGCCGGAGATGTGGATAAACGGCGTGAAGCAGGATGTGAACAAACTGCCACTGTTCAAGGGTGACACGAAGCCGTGCAAGGTGAACTGTGCAAAGGCTGACTTCTCGGATTCGTCGATGAAGACGAACACGGGCATGGCGATAGTATTCAATGACGTGATGAAGGAGATATCGCCTACTCCGCCACAGCAGCAAGACCCGACGATACGCACGGCGATATACGGCTATCCTTGCGACATCTTCGCGACGACAAGCTCTGACGACTCGAACCCTACGTACTACGGCCAGTACCAGATGAACAATGACAAGAGTGACTGGTATGATGTGATGGGTCTGACGGACAAGGGGAAGCATATAGCCATAGAGTTCCTGGACAACGGCAAGAAACTGTGTAACTTTCAGGTGGATGATGACCTCGACGCGCAACTGGATGCGGAGTTTGAGAGCTCGCTTGAGTTCAACTATCCGAAGGACACGCTGTGGAGCGGTGCTGATGAGGCTGCGGGCGAGAAGAACGCTTCGGAATACCAGAAGGGGGTTATAAAGAAGCTGTGGAGCTGGGTGAAATCGTGTGTGCCCGCGGGTGCGGACATGACGTACACAGACCTCAAGACATGGAAGTCGGAAAAGTTCAGGAACGAGCTTGGACTGCATCATGATGTGAGGAATATGACTGCATATTACATCATCGTGACCTATGGCGGCAATGTGGACCAGTTTGTGAAGAACACGATTCATTGCACTTGGGACGGGGATATATGGTGGTGGACTTACTATGACGGTGACACCTGCTTCGGCAAGCGTAATGACTCGCTGCTTGCTTATGCCTACAACATAATGAGGGATTCGTGGGACACGGAGAAGAAGAAATGGGTGTTTGAGGGTCATGACTCTTGGATGTGGTGTCTGTTTATCGCCAACTTCGAGGCGGAGATAAAGGCTATGGCTGAGGAACTGCGCCGTGTGATGACGAACCAGAAGGTGAAGGGCACGTTTGAGGCTATGCAGAAGAACTGGTCGGCCCGCGAGTATAACAAGTCGGGCGAGATGAAATATATCAAGCCTGAGACAAAGGGCGTGAGAGTGACGGAGAACGGCGTGACGACGGACGGGAACAAGTTCTACTACATGTATGCGCTGAGCGGTACGCGCGAGATGCAGCTTGACCACTTCATTACGAACCGCTTTGCCCTGCTTGACGCTAAATTCGGTGTGAGCACTTACCGTGCGGATTCGGCAGGCTTCTATATGGCGCGTGATGTGTCGGATTCGGCAGACGTGATGCGCATCGTGTCGGGCGATGAATACTACTTTGCTTACGGTCTGTCGGGCAAAGACTATATGGAGGGCGAGACGGGCAGGCTGCTGAGAGGCGAAACTGGCAGGCTCTCGGTGACGGGCAAGCGTGCACTGAACGACCCGATGCTGCTGTTTGGTGCTTCGAAGATCCTGGAGCTTGACCTGACGGGGGCTGCCGGACATCTGCTGAACGGCCTGGAGCTGGGCAACTGCAAGATGATGAGACGGTTGGACATCAGCGTGAAGCGGGGGACACAGCCTTCGACGACTACATGGTGGCTTGTGACGCAGGGATGCAGACAGCTGAGGGAGGTGAACCTGAACGGGCAGACTATGGCGAGAAGCAACCGCCAGGACTCGACATCGCTGGACTTCTCGACGAACACGCTGCTGAGGCGCCTCGACGCTGGCGGCACGAATGTGAAGAGCGTGACTATAGCCAAGGGTGCTCCGATAGAGGAACTCGTGTTGCCTGCCTCGCTGACGACTCTGCGTCTGGAGTATCTGCCGAAACTGAAAGATGAGGGACTGACCATCGATGGTACGGCCAATGTGACGAAACTCGTTGTTGACAGCTGTCCTGGCATAGACTGGCAAACGCTGTTTGAACGCTGTTCAAATATCGAATATCTGCGTGTGACGGGTATCGACATGGAGGGTGACGGCAGCTTGCTGACTTCGCTGATGCGGACGGGCGGAGTGGACGAGGAAGGCGGCAACGTGGACACCTGCCGACTGGTGGGAACATACCGCTTGACGAAATATAAGGGGGACGAGGAGTATGAGGCGCTGAAGGAGCACTTTCCGGAGCTGAACATCGTGCAGCCTGAATATACGATGCTGGAGAGCGACGAGAGTGTGGCTGATGACGCAAATCTCTCGAACTTGGATAACGGCACGGGCTACAAGTACGGCAACGACTACAAGCCGAGCGGCCATGTGGCAGCGATATTGAAGAACCGCCACCGTGTGCTTGCGAAGGTGACAAAGAAAGCGACCACGAGAAACGTGAATATCGCGAATGTCGATACCGTGGTGAACAATCTGGACGGTGAGATGACTTACTTGGAGCTTGACGATACGGACAGCACCAAGTATGCCGACGGAACCCCTGCCAAACTTGACGGCAGCGAGGGTGACCTGATGATGCACGAGCCTTTCTTCTGGAGCAAGGGTATCAATGACTTCTTGAACAGCAGGAACTACAGTTGCTACAGCTCGAAGGATAAGGACCACATGCCAGCGGTGCCAGATGTGGACGTATTGACGCTTGATGACATCAAGGCGGTGCAGGGTGGCTATGTCAATGGCAAGAAGGTGATGACGGGAAAGGATACCATCAAGAACGCCTATAGTACCGACAATTCGTACTCGGTGTGTATGGTTGACGTGTCGGGACACAAGCGTGTCCGTTGGCCAAGTGTGCCGGGCACGAACCTTGTGGGCAGCGCTTTCACGGATGCTTTGGGCAATATTGTAAAGGATGTCATCGTTCCTGTTATTGGCAATCGTTTTGAGGCTGGCATGTATCTCATCAGCGATGTGCCGGAGGGAGCCAAGACTTTGTACTTCTCTGTGTTGAACACAGCCGAGTTTGACAAGGTGGTGCTATCCAACAGCAGCAAGATAGAGGATATGGAGCCTGAATGGTTTGCGAACGAGGAGCATCTGTGCGCTGTTGTGGGCAGTTCTGTTGTGGGCAGCAAGCTGCGTGCCTGCATAACGGGCGGCAGCACCACTGCAAACATGACATGGACGGACTTCCACTATTATAGCGTGCAGAGGGGTATGCAGCAGATAGATGCACTGATGCATTTCCGCATTGCGAACCTTGCATACGCAAAGTATGGCAGGAGGAACATGCAGGAGGTGTGTGGCGCAGGTTTGCATACGAATATGCGCACGACCGGGGGTACGATGTCAAGAGGCATGCAGGACACCATTGGCTATGAGGGCGCAAAGACAATCAACCCGAATGTGACAAACAGTCTGGTGGATGAGGACAGAGTGCACCAATATGCCTGGTATATAGACAAGGATGAGTACGGTGCTGCAAAGGTGACGCAGGTGAACAATATCTGCTGCCTGGGCTATGAGGACATCTACGGACACAAGTATGACATGATGGACGGTGTGGACTTGCCGAACACGAGCGGCAACGAGGGCAAGTGGCGCATCTGGATGCCGGACGGCAGCACGATCATGATAAAGGGTACGACGAATAGCGGTAACTGGATAACGGCGGTGGCTCATGGCAAAATGATGGCAGTCGTGCCGGTGGGGGCTATGAATGGCTCATCAAGCACATACTATTCGGACATGTACTGGATAAGCACAGCCACAGGCCGTGTGGTCTATCGCGGGTACTACTATGCGTACG